GCAGGAACTACCACTGCAATGGCAGCATCTATCAATGCTGCGAGTATCCAGGGCGTAAGCGCACAGTCTATTAGTAACAGACTATACATCTATTCCGATGGTACTTCTGCACAAGACGGCACACCAGGAGATTCAACAGGACCAGATGGTAGAGTGTTATTAGAAGGCGATTGGACCAATCTAGGGATTACCCCAGGTGTATATCTAAGTCCACGCCTAGCACAGCAACCACACACAAGTGTGCCCAGCTACAAACGCAGTGAAAACACCGATACCGTTGGCGGAGCAGCTACAGGCAGTGTATGGGTCAAAACCACAGAACCCAACAACGGTGCTCGTGTGAGAGCTAAACGTTGGAGTTCAGCTACGTTATCATGGGTAAGTTATGAAGCTCCTATCTACGACAATACCGCAGCAGCTTTATTTTATCTAGATCGCAGTGGTGGTGGCGTAGGTATTCCAGAAGATGCATTATTCACACAGGCCAACGCCAAAGAAACATCGGGCTTCGACTCAACGCCTGCCACAGCAACATTTAGGGTATGGCGTAGAAACATCACTGTTGGAGCAGCTACCAGCATTACCAGTAATATTATTAAGACAGGCACGATCTCTGCAGGTGCTAAAACATTTACCATCAGTGAATCACTTAAGACTACACTGACCCTAGACACAGCTAAAACGATTTCATTTACTGCTGTAGGCACTAACAGTGATGCAGAACTAATGGCAGCGGCTATCAACGCAGCTGGATTTACCAACATTGTTGCTTCTGTGACAGAAATCAGCGCAACATCTAACAGACTAATTATCAGTCACACACTAGGTGGAGATTTTAGACTAGCAGACACTTCCGGTACAGCGTTAGCTAGCACATTCACTGCCTATAACATCGATACACTAGCTGGTACAGAAAACTTCTATACAGCAGAAAGTGCTACTGGAGGCTATATAGCTTCTGGTTGGAAGCCACTAGCAGCCTCGGATCCAAGATTTGCTGCTTCTCCAGATGCTCCGTTGAACGAGCCACAGGACGGTCAGTTATGGTATAATCCGAACTTCTCAGAAGTTGATCTAATGGTGCACAATGGTAATACATGGGTTGGATATCGTCATTCGACAGCGCCTTTCTATGAAGTTCCAACAGCAACTCTAAGAGCCGGATATCTGCCTATAGTGTCAGCTTCAAATCCCTACAAGGCCAGCGTTACTGCCAATGGTGATATATGGATCAGCACAGCAGATCTTGAAAATTATCCAACCATTTACAGATACAACACCAACTTGAGTGATATCGCTGATCTTGCACAGCGTTGGGAACTAGTGGACAAAGCAGATCAATTCACAGAAGAAGGTGTGTTGTTTGCGGATGCACGTTGGAATACCGCAGGTACTTCAACAGTAGCCAGCACCATAGAAGACCTAATTACCAACAACTTTTTAGATCCAGATGCTCCGGATCCTGCACTATATCCCAAAGGCATGTTGTTATGGAATCTACGACGCAGCGGCGGCAATGTCAAACAGTATCAAAACAACTACATTGATACAACTGCTGACAATCCAAGAACCAGCGCAGCTACACTGTCAGGTTCAGCATTCGTCAGCGGCAGTGGACAAAGCATGGAAACTTACGCCACAGACCGTTGGACCACAGCTTCAGGCAACAATGAAGATGGTTCAGGATCGTTTGGTCGCAAAGCACAACGCAAGGTAGTAACACAGGCCTTGAAGAGCGTGGTTGATACCAGCCAAGAGATACGCGACGAAGAACGTCGAAACTTCAATATCATTGCTGCGCCTGGTTATCCAGAGCTGTTGAGCAACTTAGTGAATCTAAACATTGATCGCGGTGTGACTGCTTTTGTCGTAGGCGATACTCCGTTGCGACTAGCTTCAGACGCAACATCATTGACCACATGGGGTTCAAACGCAAATCTAGTCACAGACAACGGCGATGACGGTATTGTGACATATGACGAGTACTTGGCAGTGTATTATCCAAACGGATTTACCACTGATCTCAGCGGATCGCCCGCAGTGGTTCCAGCCAGCCACATGATGCTAAAGACTATCACACTCAGCGACAACGTCAGCTTCCCATGGTTCGCACCAGCAGGAACACGTCGCGGCGGCATTACTAATGCCACGGCAGTTGGTTACATTGATGCTGCCACGGGCGAATTCCAAACTGTGGCATTGAACGAAGGACAGCGTGATACACTGTATGATCTCAAGATCAATCCAATTCCATTCTTCAACGGAATAGGACTGGTAGCACATGGTCAAAAGACTCGCGCAAGAAACGCTTCAGCGTTGGATCGTATCAACGTTGCACGGTTAGTAGTATATCTACGCAGCCAGTTGAATAAATTAGCTCGTCCATATATCTTTGAACCCAATGATAAAATCACACGTGATGAAATCAAACAAGCTGTAGAAAGTCTGTTGTTGGAACTAGTTGGATTAAGAGCACTCTACGACTTTGCGGTTGTCTGTGACGAAAGCAACAACACACCGTCGAGAATAGATCGCAACGAACTGTATGTTGATATCGCAATTGAACCTGTGAAGGCTATTGAGTTCATTTACATTCCGTTACGTGTCAAGAACACAGGAGAAATTTAAAAATGGCAATTACATCACTGAATAATTTAGGTATCCCAACCACAAATGCAGCTGGCAGCACCCAGGTGTTGTTGATGCCTAAATTAAAATATCGCTTTAGAGTAACACTGTTAGGTTTTGGAGTTGCCGCTGCCACAGAACTTACCAAGCAGGTACAGGACGTGACCAGACCTAAAGTGTCATTTGAAGAAATGACGTTAGATGTCTATAACTCCAAGGTCAAGTTGGCTGGCAGATACACATTGGAAAATATCACATTGACCTTGCGTGATGATGCCAGTGGTCAGGTACAAAAACTTGTAGGACAACAGATCCAGAAACAATACGATTTCATGGAACAGGCGTCCGCTCGTTCGGGTATTGACTATAAATTTACCACACGCATTGAAGTCTTAGACGGCGGCAACGGCACATTAGTTCCGGAGACACTAGAAACATTTGAACTGTATGGATGTTTTGTACAGAACGCAGACTACGGTGATGCCAACTATTCGACCAATGAACACATGACTGTGGCACTAACCATCGCCTACGATAATCTATCGCAGTTCGCAGCAGGTGCAGCATCTACAAGCCCAATTGGTGGTATTGGTGCAGCAGTGGGACGAACCCTTGGTGCAGCCGTAACGGGTGCATCAACTACACAGGGGTAATTGAACCTATAATCAAGAAAAGCTCGATAGATTCGAGCTTTTTTTGTGACATAAATATTTGTATGGCAAATTATTTCACAAGATTTCTAACCGGAGTTGGCGAAGGCTTGCTGACTCCAAAAGGTCAGAGCGCAAACTGGCGCCACGCAACCAAGCTGTTTATAGATGGCAACATGCGGTTGGCTCCTCGCACCAAGTTCAACTACTATGTGAGATTTGAGATTGATAAAAGTGTAATGAAGGTACCAGCATTTACGCAGAAACACCATGAGGAAGTTGGACTACTGGTAAAAACCGCAGAGCTACCTAAGTATAATTTTGAAAGTGTGGTAAAAAATCAGTACAACAGGAAAAAAATAGTCTATAAAAATTTTAATTACGACCCCGTGTCTATAACCATGCACGATGATGCTACCGGGGTAATCAGTGCCATGTGGGCAGTATATTATGGATATTATATCGCTGATAGGCAGCTGCCTGAATCGGCCTATTCTGAAACCAAGTATCGTGTTGCAGATACTCCAAAAGACAACTTTCGATACGGCATGGACAACGATGTCACTGCTGGATTTTTTAAATCAGTCAGTATCTATACCATGGCTCGTAGGAGATTTTTAGGTTACACATTGATTAATCCAAAGATTAAATCATGGAATCACGGAAATATGGATTACGCAGCCAGCGAATTCGCCGAGAGTACAATGACCTTAGAATACGAATCAGTGAAATATTCTGCAGGACAGGTATCTTATAATAATCCCAAAGGATTTGCTACCCTGCACTATGATTCTGTGCCAAGTCCCATATCAGTTGCAGGCGGCGGTGTCGCTACATTAACTGGAGAAGGTGGTGTTTTAGATGGTCTTGAACAGATATTTGGCAATCTCGGATCTGGTGCAGCCTTCGACAGTCCTGGAGCATTTCTCAGCACAGCCATAGCCAGTATCAATACCTACAAGAATTTAAAATCATTGACTCCAGCACAGTTGAAGTCAGAAGCCATCAATATACTAAGCAATCCTCAAAATATATCTTCAGCCATCAGTACTGTGGGAGGAGTAGTCGGAGCAGTGTTTCCTAAAAGTGCGAATCAAACTCCAACTACATCAGCTACCCAAAGACCTTTGGTAGGAGACTTCCCTTCAGGTCCAGGAAATCAAGCATAACATGGCCACTAATCTACCCGCATTTGAAATTCAAGACAGTGCCGCAGGCACCAAGCTATATTTTGACACATATGGTGAAGCTGCTCTGGAATTTCCGGCCAACGACGTCACAGCTGCTGTGAGTTTTTTCACTGCTGCTGGCTTTGATTCGGATGCAGCAGCCACCGTGGCCATGACACTGTTGCGACAGGCCAAGATCGATGCCACTCCTATCTCACAGATTTTAGACACACTTAAAGGATTTCCTGCTAAAACTCTCAGCCAACTGGTTGGAGAGATACTGAACAACAATCGTGTGCCAACCAGTCTGTTAGGTTTTAGAACTGCAGATGTCAAACCTACTCAGATAAGAAACATAGCTGCATAATGGGCAAATTCGCACAAGGTAGATTTGAAATGAAAAATCCTGCCAAGTATGTGGGATTAAAAACTCCGTTGGCTCGTAGTTCATGGGAATTCGTATTCATGCGAATGTTGGATGAACATCCAGGAGTGCAAAATTGGGCCAGCGAAAGCATTAAGATACCCTATAGAGATCCGTTGACAGGACGTAGCACTATATATGTGCCTGATTTCTTTATCGTATATCAAGATAAAAATGGAGCAAAACATGCAGAAGTCGTGGAAGTTAAACCTTCCAATCACACCTTTAGAGAAGCCGTGGGCAAGAGCCAATACAATCAACAGCAATATGTGAAAAACATGGCCAAATGGGAAGCTGCCAACGCTTGGTGCAAACAGCAGAACATAAAATTCCGGGTGATTAACGAAACAGACATTTTCCATCAAGGCACAAAACGAAGATAAGTATGATATGACCAAAAGACTTGAAGAATTGTTAAATCTAGAAACCACAGAACACACGGCAGCAACGCCAGTTGAAGCACCTACCCATGAACAGGTACAGAGCCTGGATGACAGCTATCGCAGAGTGGCCGAAATCACTAGAGGACTGCCGCAGATCAAAGAGCTCGATGAGTTAGATGATAGAGAACTAGACGAGCTGGCTAAAAAAGCAGAAGCTGCATATGATGATCTAATGGATCTCGGCATGAACGTAGAAGTTCGTTATGCTGGTCGTATTTTTGAAGTAGCTGCCAGCATGATGGGCAACGCTATCACCGCTAAAACCAATAAGATAGATAAAAAACTCAAAAGCGTAGATCTACAACTAAAGAAGCTGAAAATAGACAATGACGCAGGTAATGAACAAGACGGTGTCATAAACGGTGCTGCCTATGTGATCACAGACCGCAACGAGCTGCTGAAAAAATTAAGCGGAAAAGCATAAATACAAGTATGAAAACTTTTAAAGAATATCTCACTGAAAACAAAAAAATCTACAGCTTCAAGGTCAAAGTTGCTGGCGACATCCCTGAGAATTTTCAGGAAAGTCTCAAGACTAAACTAGAACGCTGCAAGGTGGTAACCTTTGAAAAGATGAGTACAACGCCTATACAAAAGTTTCCGTTAGATTTTCCAGGCAAGTCTAACATGGAAGTCACTGTGTTTGAAGTTGTTACAGAATATCCGGTAACTCCTCCAGAAATTGCTGTTATGATCAAGGGCTCCGGAATCACTGAAGACTGTTTTCGTGTACGCGGCAGCGGCGAACCTACAGAAATGGATCAGCTGCTCATGGACAATGAGCCCACAGGTGATGCACTGTTAGATGAACAGGACATGGACAAAAGCACAGGAAAAATCAAACACAAAGATTATTTCGGAGATGATTTCAACAAGAGTTTCTTAAAAGATTTAACTAAAGCTGCCAAAGATCGCAAGAAGGATGGCATCAACGTGGAATACAAACTGCCTAAGGGCAAACAAGACAAAGCAGGTGCTAAAAGCGCCCTAGGGAGTTAATACATGGATTTCAATCAATTAATGGCACGCATGCGTGAACTGGATCAACCCACAAATGAGGGAGGTTGCGGCATGGATTCGCCAATGGCACCGCCTATGTCTCCGCCCATGAGCATGACTCCGCCAAAACCAGACACACCACCACCTACAATGAGCATCAATCTAAATGCCCAAGGCATGGACAACATCGAGTCATTGATGAAATTAGTGACGAAAGTGAATCCAAGCATGGATAAACCGATGATGCCACCGAGTATCAGTATTGAGCCTATGGACAAACCAGCAGGCATGCCTCCAATGGGCGGTCTTGGAGACCTAGACCGAGGTCCTTTAAAAATGCTGCCAGATCTAGACGCAGACAACGATGATATGCCAGGCGGTGAAATGGACAGTGACTATGATGACAGCGGAGATCTAGATGCACATGAAAAAGATCACGCTGATGAAAAACCATTGATCAAAACTCTAGACCGTGATGACGACGGCGATCATGACATGGACGATCATGACGCAGAGAAAAAAGAAAAAGATGAAGCGTTCGGCAACAGTGTAGACGATTCCGAACCCGGCTACAAGACTATCGCCGATGTGATGAACAAAGGCAACGATCTAAACAGACCAAAGAAAAGCTTCAGCGGCAAACCATATCGCGGTGACAATCCTATGGCAGCTGGAGCATATGAAAGCAAAGAACAACTACGTGCCGGCATACGTGCAGAACTCATGCAACGTTTGGCAGAAGCTAAAGGAGCGAAATAATGGCATCAGGATTCCAACAAAACACAGATCAACTTACACCGGGGTTATATCGTGTGGTAGTTGATCTCACAGGTTATTCAACCACAGCAGCTAATGAAGATGCAGGTGGCGTTGAAACCAGAGACAACAGTGCGTTCGCCACACAGGTCACTACCACAGCAATTGGCCGACGCAGAGCCAGAGGCAATCTACGCTGGCAAGGAATTTTAGAAAATCTAGGCCGAGGTGGCGATTTTAGGATCTTAGACATAGAAGAACTAGAAGCTACAGGTCCAAGCGTGTTAGACAATGCAGACGACACCACTACTACACTTACCTTTACCGTGCAGTATGACAGAGATGCCTTTGTGTTGGGCAACGTACAAAACTTCCTGATCGCCGAAGGCAGAGTTAGCGGTGGTGTGGCTAAGAATTCAGATCACGAAACACTGGCTTCGGCAACTACCTGTTCAACTACTGCATTAGCCATAGAGGAGCTTGTGGTAAGAGGCATTACCAAAGGCTATCAGGACTACGTGACCGATGTCAGCACAGCAGTGGCCAGCACGGATATATTCAAAAGAAGTTATCGTGTATTTGATGGCACTAATGCCATTGAGAATCAAGAAGTTCTCACGGTGAAAGCACCAATCACACCAAAAGCAGCTCACACAGATGTCACTGTTACTAATATTGACGGTACCACTCTGCCAACTACATAAATCCAGCACACACCCAAATAGGCTCTACGGAGCCTATTTTTTTCAGTAAATAAACATATGGGAAAATCACTAGACGGCGTACTGATTAAAAAGGCTCATGCTCAGACCAAATACACAATGGATGAGGTCAAGCATCTTGAAGCCTGCTTGGATCCTGTCACAGGACCTTTGTATTTCTGCACTAACTTTTTAAAGATACAGCATCCTACTCGCGGTGCCATAAATTTTGAGCCCTACGAGTATCAAGAAAGACTGATAAAATCCATACACACCAATAGACAGTGCATAGCCATGCTGCCTCGTCAGATGGGCAAGACCACCTGTGCTACTGGCTATCTGCTTTGGTACACCATGTTCATACCTGACTGTCAGGTGTTGATAGCTGCCCACAAGTATGAAGGTGCCAAAGACATCATGGACAGATATAGATTTGGTTATGAAAATCTTCCAGACTTTATTCGTGCAGGAGTTTATTCATACAACAGAAACACCATTGAATATGACAACGGTGCTAGGATACAGGCCACAACTACAACAGAAAACACTGGTCGTGGTAAATCTCTTTCATTGATCTACTGCGATGAGTTTGCGTTTGTGCAGCCGCCAGAAAAAGCCAAAGAGTTTTAGACAGCTTTGAGTCCCACACTAGACACTGGTGGTAAGTGTATAATCACATCCACACCAAACTCAGACGAAGAT